AAGAAGGAAAGCGAGGTTGAACACGATGGTTAAACCCAATATGAGCAAGGTAATACCCTCACTTGCACGACAGGCATTGAAACTTGCCGGTGGCGATAGAAAGGCGGCATACAGCAGGTATATACAATTGTATTTTAGGCAGACAGGCAGATTTGCGCCGGGATGCGATAACAGGGATTTACAGGCATTTTACGATAGTAAGGAGGTCGAACACGATGCCTAAAGCGATTCTTGAATTGCCAAAGATGCCAAGGAATTGTAAAAACTGTCCATTAAAATACTATCTTGATTACAGTGAACGCAATTATCCGTGGGAAGATTATGCTTGCATAACAGGCAAAGGCATTGCAGACAAAGGCAGACGGCCAGACTGCCCGCTGAAGCCGGTGGAGGATAAGGAGGTTGAGCACAATGCCTAAAGCTATATTAGAGTTAGAGATGCCGGAAAGTTGCTGGCAATGTCCATTGCAGGCAATAGAAAAGAAGATAAAATATTGCACAGTTATAAGGTATTCAATAGACTACTATGGAACCAAAAGGCGTGAGAATTGCCCGTTGAAACCAATGAACGAGTACAAATATGACCAGGGCAAGCCCAGGCTGGACCTTGTCCCGCCAGGGATAATCGAGGCAATCGGAATTGTGCGAACATACGGAATGCAAAAATATAAAACTGAAGATGGGTGGCAAAACGTAGAGCCGAAGAGATATGTTGCAGCTCTTATGCGGCATCTATGCAAATTCCTTCGGGATCCATATGCGGTTGACCCAGAAAGCGGCTTGCCACATCTTTGGCATATGGCCTGTAACGTCGCATTCTTGATTGAGTTTTATTGGCCACATGGAAGAATATAAAAAATGCGGGGCAATATACGAATTAGAGGACATGGAATTTACACCGATAGAAAAAGCTACGGAGAAGGTGAAGTTATGACATTGTGTGAACTGCTATTGAAAGCGGCAAAAGTCGAACCGCCAAAAGGCGAGATAAAAGGGACATGCGTTGTATGCAGTAGAGAGACAGAGGAAGGCGTATCACTCAAGGACTGCGTTTCGGGTAATTTTACAGGCTGGAGCTACTTCTTTTCAGGGGATTGCATGTGTCCAGAATGTGCATTCCTGTTCAGCGACCAGACGTTTCGCAGAAAATCATGGGTAGCATCATTACAGGAGTTCAAGGTATTCAAAAATGACGAAGCACAGCAGATCATGTTCAAACCGCCAGAACCACCATTCTTCATACACATTGCAAAGACAGGACAAAAGCAGACGTGGTTGTCATGTATCCACAGAGTTGCCCACAATCCGCACAAGTACTTCTTTTCGCATGAAAAATATGATGTACCAATTTTATTCGAGCGAGATAAGGCAGAAAAATACTTGCAGGTCATAGCCGAAGCGATGGAAAAAGGTTTGAGCAAGACGGAACTTACAACAGGCGAATTCAACACGAAGACATGGCAAAAGGCAATAGAAGGCGGCTACCGAGATTTCCTGCGGGAACTAACAAAATTTAAAGGTGATATTTTATGGGAGGTGATGGTGGATGTTTACCGAAAAAGAGATTGAGGAAAAAACGGTAGAATTACTTGCAATAGTTTACAATACTATCAATTGGGGCAAGATGCACACAAGCAAAAATCCGCATGATGTATTCAATCATCGGGTGCGAGCGGCAAGCAGAAGAGCAACTCTGTTTGAAGCTATATCAAAGTTAGCCAATTATTTTGGGTTGCAATCATTACCGACAGAGGCAATACAGCTTACTCAGGAACTCCGGCCTTATGAGAGGGTAGTATTAAACAAAATGTACATGGAACATATACCGATGTCTATGATGGCGATTATGCGAGCAAAGGAAAGGCGTAAGAATAAAGGGAAAATTACACTTTTTGAAAGTATAAATGAGGAGGTATTGAAAGATGAATAAACGCTTTTATGAAATCGAGGGTACTATTACAGCTTTAACTCCGATTTTCCATGGAGGGGACGAAAAGACAGGGTCCACGCCGGTATTGCGCACAATCATGGTTTATGTGGATGGTGTGGGCGAGGTGCCAATTCCGTATATCTCTGGCAATGGTATTCGAGGCAAACTCCGCAGGTTGTCCATCAAAGATTTCCTCGACATGCTGGAATATGAAATCACCAATACCAAACTTCATCATGCACTGTTCTCTGGCGGTGTACTTGAGTCCACGTCTGACACAACCGGTGTAATCGACCTGGCATTCAGAAAGAAGGTTCGGGAGCTTATGCCACCCGTGGCCATATTTGGCTGCGCACTGGGTAATCAGATGATACAGGGCAATCTGATAGTGGAACACATGTGGCCTATATGCGAAGAATACAAAGCATACTTGCCGGAGGAATATCAGAAAGACCCGAGAGCAGAAAGACCTATTCGGACGTTTACGGACCAGAGTTTTATAACCAGACGTGATGACCTGCGAGAAGAACGGGAAGAGGACGAACAGGCAGTGCAAATGAAAGTCGATTATGAGTGCTTTGTGCCGGGGACGAAGTTTTATCACCGCTTTGTGTTGCAACTGCCAGACCAGCTCCAGCTTAGTTGTTTTGGACGCGTGCTGGATTTGTTTGAAGTTATGCCTTATGTGGGTGGACGCAGTTCTTCAGGAGATGGCAAGGTCGTGCTGAACTATAAAAACAAGCCCGACACTAGCCTGTATCTTGAGTTTGTGCAGGAGAAGAAAGACGAAATCGTAAAACTGCTCAAGGAACTGGAGGAGAGGTTATGAGTGGTATTTTAGAAGAGGTCAAGTACTTTGCAAACCTGGCCGAGAAAGCTCCGCCAATCCGGTGGAGCCGATTCCGGCCATTCAAAGTGACATTCAAAATGGGTTCTCCAGTATGCGTAACCACACCATGGGTTAGCTTTGATGGCCTTATAGCGCATTTAATGATGATGGATGCATTCGGCCAAGACTTCTTTATTACGCCGAAGAAGCTCGATTTATCGCCATATCTACCACATAACCAGCGGTTGTTGCCAATCCTGAAGACGGGCGATATATATCACACCAGTGTGAGCCAGTTTATACCGCACTCGGTAAAGATTACGCAGATTTACAAACGGTTTGAAGAACGTTGGAGCGAGAATCTCAAAAACAAAACAATTCGGTTAGGTAGTGGTCATTTTCGAATGTACGCCATGAAACAGCCTTATGTGCCATGTAAAGAAGTTGTTTATTATGTAAACGGCGACATGGACCTAATAAAGCAGTTGATAGAGCAGTATTTAGTTGGTCTTGGCAACGATATCCGCATCGGCTTTGGTATGATTCGGGATGTGGTTTTTGAAGAAACCGAAGAAGACTACTCGCTGATTGTCGAAGGCATTGCAATGCGACCGATACCTGTCACGATGTGCGAGGAATACGATGATTCTGCATATTTACCATACAAGGCGCCATACTGGAGTCCGAGAAACGTTGTATTATGTGTACCACCGGGAGCGAGGTGTAAGTTGAAAGATGAATATCAAAGAAGTGTTAAGACAATGGGCTGAAACGGACGAGCACAAGGCAAGAGTGGAAGAAACACGGCAGATAATAGCCAAGGCTCTTACAACGCATCAAAAGCCATACGTAGCCTTCTCTGGTGGCAAAGATTCAACCTGTATGCTTCATCTTGTGCTTCAGCAAAAGCCAGACATTATGGTGTATCACTGGGATTACGGGCCTTATCTTATGCCAAGAGATGTAGAAAAAGAAGTAATAGAGATTGCGAAGAAAATAGGAACGCAAAATCTTGTTGTGGATACGTCGAGGCTGTATACATCCCGAGAGGCTACAGGTATTTGGTATAGGGAATTTTTTGGGAGAGTAATAAAGGAATTGTGCCAACAAGGCTATGACTTAGTTTTTGTTGGAATACGCAAACATGAAAGTTTAAAGCGCAAAAGACGGGTTGAACGAGGCGAAAAACTAACTGTAATTGATGAATGCTGGCCGCTGCAAAATTGGACGTGGCAGGATGTATGGGCTTATATATTTTCAAACAATTTGCCATATCACAGCGTGTATGATAAATATGCACCAATAGTTGGGTTGGATAATGCAAGGTTTGTGACTTTTTTTGATCCAGAATTCGATAAAATCGGTGCCAGCAATTTAGATGGTGTGCTAATGTGGAGATGGAGAAATATGAAGGACTGACCGGAAATACCGGAGGCACTTCGAAATGTATCACTTTCGAATGAAAACTGAATTCCCTGAGATAGACACATGGAGGCGATAAGATAAAATGCCTAAGAAATATATAGATAAAAATGTATATGATGCTGCAATCGAAAGATTTGAAATTATATTTAATAGCTTTGACAATGTCTATTTAAGTGTAAGTGGTGGCAAAGATAGTTCGGTAATGATGCAATTAGCAGCTCGTGAGGCAAGAAAACTAAATAAGAAGTTCAGTATACTCTATATAGATTTAGAAGCACAATACAAGGCCACGATTAACCATATAGAAGAATTAATACAAGACAACAAAGATGTACTAGATGAAATTTACTGGATATGTCTACCTATATCATTAAGAAATGCGGTATCAGTTATCCAACCAAAATGGATATGTTGGGACAAAGATGATAAACATAAATGGGTAAGGGATATGCCAAAATATGACTATGTTATCAATGAGGACAATTGCCCATTTGATTGGTTTTATAAGGGTATGGAGTTTGAGGATTTTATAATCTATTTTGCGGAATGGTTCAATCAAAAACATGGAGGGATTACAGGGGCCGGCATAGCGATTAGAAGCAATGAAAGCCTAAATAGGTTTCGGGCAATAATCAACGATAAGAAGATTACTTACAAAAATTACAGATGGACCACTAAGGTGAGAATAGGGCAAGAAAAATGGATAAATGTATACAATTTTTATCCCTTGTACGATTGGAGAACAGAGGATATATGGGGAGCAGTAGCAAAGATGGACCTTAAATTTAATGAAATATATGAGCTAATGTATAAGAATGGAGTATCAATACATGAGCAAAGGTTATGTCAACCTTATGGAGACGACCAAAGAAGTGGATTAGACCAATTTAGAGCGTTAGAACCAGAAACTTGGGAGAAAGTATTAAACAGAGTACATGGAGTTAATTTTGGAAATATATATGCAAGAACTTCTCTTTTAGGTGATATAAAATCAGAAAAACCAGAACACATGACTTGGCAACAGTATGCAGTATTTTTACTAGAGTCCATTGGATTATACGCACCAGAGTTAAGAGACCATTATTACAGAAAAATAAAGACTTTTTTAAACTGGTATGAGAAAGAGGAAGGATTAAAAGTAGAGGATATTCCAGACGAAACAGATAAAAAACTTGAGAGTGCAAAGAAGGTTGCCAGCTGGAGGAGAATTGCAAGAGCAATAGAAAAGAATGATTTTTGGATGAGTAGATTATCATTTGGACAAACAAAATCAGATGCAAAGATGCTATATGAGTTGAGGGAAAAATACAAGGGATTTTTAATCAAATCAGAAAACACTACCCAGAAACAACTAAAAGCAATTGCAGAGGAGTGGGAAAATGAAAAAGCTAATTAACTATATAGAAGAAAAATTTAATCAGTTATCTACCATAGATGAAAAAGTACAATTTTTGAATACAATTAGAGAAAAACTATCAGAGTTATCACCACTTAAAGAGCCGGTAGATTGTGTAAGATGGGTGAAAGCAGAAAAAGTACAAGCAAACGAATATAATCCAAATAGAGTAGCTTCACCAGAAATGGAACTACTCTACAAATCAATTAAATTAGACGGTTATACACAGCCTATTGTAGTTTACAGGCTAGAAAATGGCAAGTATGAAGTAGTAGACGGTTTTCACAGAAATAGAGTAGGAAAAGAATACAAAGACATTAATGAAAGAATACATGGGTACTTACCAGTCGTTGTAATAGACAAACCTTTAGACGAAAGAATGGGAAGTACAATTAGGCATAATAGGGCGAGGGGAACGCATCAAATTAGAGGTATGAGTGATATAGTAGTGGAGCTTACTAGAGAAGGATGGAGCGAAGAAGAAATATGTGAAAAACTAGGAATGGAACTAGACGAAGTAATCAGACTAAAACAAATAAGTGGGCTAAAAGAAGCATTTGCAAATCATGAATTTAGCAAGTCATGGATTGAATTTGAAAATAAATATTATAAAGGATACTGATAAACATGGTAAAAAAGATTATTGCAGGGAGGAGAGAAAATATGGGAATACTCTCAAGGAAGATATACAAGCAAATAGAGTGGTATTTATACAATTATTATGAAATCAAGAGAGAAGTCCAAGAGTTGAAGGATGAAATTATAGAAGGTATAGAAGGCCGCAGTTATGATATATCAGAGTTGGGCGGAGGGATTAGTTATCATTCGGACCCAACCGCTCTAAAGGCGCTTAAATTATGTAAGAAAGATATTGTAAATTATGAAAAATGGCTAAAAATCATTGATGCAGTTATAAAGCATTTTTCAGGAACAGAAAAGGGAAGAATGCTTCAGAAGAAGTATTTTGACGAATTAGGGGAAACACATATACGTCAGGAATTGCACATTGAAAGAACAACGTACTATCGTTGGCGAGAAGAAATAGTTATATATACCGCTATGCTTGCAATTCAGGAAGGACTCATTAAACTTGCAAATATTGCCTAAAAAGTTCGGGACTTTTTAACGTTTTTAATGTGCTATAATGGTATCGTAGAATTGTATATGTTTCAGCCCGGTTGCCCCCGCCGGGCTTTGTTGTCGAAGATAAAGCCTTTGGGCTTTTTTTCATACACATTTTTAAGGTAGGTGAGGTGATGTGAAACTAACGGAAAAACAGAAAAGGTTTTGTGATTATTATATTGAAACTGGAAATGCTACAGAGAGTTATTTAAGAGCAGGATACAAAGTAAAAACAGATGGTGCAGCTAGAGCAAATGCATCAAGATTGTTAACAAAAGCTAACGTAAAAAACTACATTGACAATAGACTAAAAGAACTTGATAATGCAAGAATAGCCAAAGCAGAAGAAGTTTTAAAATACCTTACTGCAGTAATGAGGGGAGAAGAAACAGAAGAAGTTGTAGTTGTAGAAGGTAGTGGAGATGGAAAATCAAATGCCAGGGCTATAAAAAAAGAAGTATCAGCAAAAGAGAGAATAAGAGCAGCCGAACTGCTTGGTAAAAGGTATGCTTTATTTACTGATAAAGTGGATATGGATGTAGATGTAGGCACAGAAAAACTAGATTCAATCTTAAGACAGCTAAAGGAAGGTTGATACTATGGCAGAACAATTTCTGTTGTCAGAGAAATACAAAGCCTTCCTGAAACATGATGCACCAGTTGAATTTCTAGAAGGAACTACATTCGCTGGAAAAACAACAGTAGGCATAATTAAGTTTATGCTGAAAGTAGCTGATAGTCCTAAAAAACTGCATGTATTAAGTGGATTGGATCTAGGAACTATAGAAAAGAATATAATCAATAAGGACTTAGGCATTACTGACATATTTGGTAGTTTAGTAGAATACAATGCATCAGGTAAAGGAGAACACTCATTGCCACATATAGTCTATAAAACACCGAATGGAACTAAAATTATTTATGTATTAGGTTATGACAATAAGTCCAGATGGAAAAAGGCTTTGGGCGGTCAATATGGATGCGTATACATAGATGAAATCAACATAGCCGACATGGACTATGTTCGTGAAATATCAATGCGTTGTGACTATTTGTTGGCGACATTGAATCCAGACGATCCGAATCTACCGATATACAAAGAATACATTAATCATTCAAGGCCACTGCCTGAATACAAGAACGATGCGCCGGAAGAACTAAATAACATGTTAAATGAAGAACCAAAACCTGGATGGGTACATTGGTTCTTTTCTTTTGAGCATAATTTGGGATTAACCAAAGAGAAAAAAGAACAGATTATCATGAACGTTCCAAAGGGAACAAAGCTATACAAGAACAAAATCCTTGGACTGAGGGGTAGAGCAACAGGGCTTATATTCCCGAATTTCAGCAGGAAAAACAATGTGCGGTCCGCTGATTGGCTCAAGAAGCGGATGGCTGACAAAGAAAATCCGCTTAGGTTTGATATATTCTCATGTGGCGTAGATACAGCATATTCACAAGAAAGCCCTGATACGATAGCTTTTATATTCCAAGGTATTACTAATAAAGGGCAGCTTATTATTCTAGATGAAGAAGTATACAACAATGCTGATTTAGAAATACCACTAGCACCAAGCGATATTCCTGCAAGGCTAGTAGCCTTCTTAGAAAGAAATAGGCAGAAGTGGGGATTTGCTAGGGATGTATTTATAGATAATGCAGACCAAGCCACTATAACAGAATTAAAGAAATATAAAAGACAGCATGGAAGCCTTTACAATTTCCTGAATTCATACAAGAAAGTACAGGTAATAGATAGAATCCATTTGATGCTTGGTTGGATAAACGCAAGTGAAGAAAAAGAGGCAGATTACTTAGTTTTGGAGCATTGCAAAGAACATATCAGGGAACTTGAAAGTTATTCATGGAAAGAGGATAAGTATGAACCTGAGGACAGGAACGATCACACCATAAACGCATCGCAGTATGGATGGATACCATTTAGAACTATGATAGGAGCAGGAGGTTAACATCATGGGCCTAAGAGAGGTGATAAAAGGAATGGTAGCAAAATTACTTAATATAGTGCCGGCAACGGATAATTCCATATCCATAAAAGAGCCATTATCCCATGCAGGAACTGTATTAAGAAATAGAATTTGGTATAGGGGAGACCCATCAGAACTAGACCAATTTTTTAAACAGGCTGCCATAGATGACGTAGGGAGAAGTAGATTCTGGGCAGCAGTTCCTAGTGCAGATTCAAGCATACGTAAGATTCATAGCGGATTACCAGCTCAAATAGTAGATAAGCTTGTTGATATGGTTGTTTCTGATTTAGATAGCATAAGTCTAGAAAATGAAGAAAATCAAAAATTGTGGGATGAAATTGCAAAGGATAATAAATTTAGTGATAAATTACTTGGAGAAGCAATACAAAAAACTTTAGTTGATGGAGATGGAACCTTTAAATTAAGTGTAGACACAGAGATAACAGAATACCCTATTATAGAGTTTTACAGCGGTACTGATGTTGACTATGTATATAAAAGAGGAAGGCTACAGGAAGTTGTATTCTATGCTTACTATACTCACGAAAAGGAGACCTACAGGTTAGAAGAAATCTATGGCAAAGGATATATAGACTACAAGCTGTACGATAAGCATGGCAAAGAAGTACCTTTGTCCAAGGTGCCTGAAATAGCACACTTAAGTAAAGTTACTTTTGCTGGAAATTTCATAATGGCAGTTCCGATGGAGTTCTTTAAGTCTCCAAAGTTTGAAAATAGGGGCAACTCTATATTTGACAGGAAATCAGACGATCTTGACGCTTTGGATGAAGTTGTTTCGCAATGGATTGATGCAATTAGAGCCGGACGTGTGAAAAACTATATCCCGGAAGACCTAATACCCAAAGACCCAAGGACAGGTGCGGTAATGAGGCCTAATCCATTTGACAATCAGTTCATCAAAATCGGAACAAGTATGGCCGAGGATGCAAAAAACAAGATAGACCAGATACAGGCAGATATAAACTATGAGGCGTTTGTAGAAACCTACGCCAATATATTGGATATGTGCCTGCAGGGTATCATATCACCATCTACTCTTGGTATCGATTTGAAAAAAACTGACAATGCCGAAGCACAAAGAGAAAAGGAAAAGACTACTCTATACACCCGGAGTAAAATAATCAACACTTTAAACGAAGTCATACCGGCTGTAGTTGATACGACTTTGAAAGTCTATGATAACATGAAAAACAGGACCCCGGGTGCTTATGAAGCATCTGTAACCTTTGGAGAATACGCAAGCCCAGACTTCGGCTCAGTTGTTGAGGTGGTGGGCAAAGCTAAATCCTACGGTATCATGAGTACAGAAAAAGCAGTTGAAGAACTCTACGGTGACACAATGACTGATGAAGAAAAAGCCTTGGAGGTTGCAAGGATAAAAGCAGAAAACAGTTTTAGCACAGATGAACCGCTTGTAAAGACAGATGCAGAAGATGAAGAGGATGTTGATATAGATGAATGATTACGATGTCGGAGAAATATTTCAAGAGATAGAGCTTGAACTTATCAAATCTATGAAACGCAATCTCGCGAGTCATGAGAAATGGGAAGAGGAGGAAGGTTTCAGATGGGAGCAGTGGCAGGCTAAGAAGATAAGAGAACTTCGAAAGTTTAGGGCACAGAACAAAGCTATAATGGCAAAGTATTCCCGTCAGCTTGATGAAGCTACAAAAGCAGATTTGAGAAGGCAGTATCTTGAAGGCGGAAAAAAGGTTGATAAAGAAGTATTAAAAGCTATTGGAAAAGGTTTTATTTTAATACGTAGCACACCGTCAGATGATTTTTTTCAAGGCAATGACAGGAGACTTAAGAGCCTAATAAAAGCAATCAATAACGACTTCAAAGAAGCACAATATGCAGCGCTGCGCCAGATGGACGACGTGTACCGCAGGACTATATTCAAAGCAGAAACCTTTTTGAGTTCCGGGGCTTACACGCTTAATCAAGCAATTGATATGGCAACAAAGGATTTCCTTGCGAAAGGAATTGACTGTATTACCTATGCAGACGGCAGAAAAGTTAATATTGCTTCCTATGCTCAGATGGCTATACGGACGGCTAATAGAAGAGTGCAGCTAATGGGTGAAGGAGAGCGCAGAAAAGAATGGGGTTTAAGCTTGGTTTTAGTTTCTCAATATGCACAGAGCTCACCTACATGCCAACCATGGCAAGGCAGAGTATACATAGATGATGTGTATAGCGGAGGTAGCATTGAGGACGGCGATTATCCGTTGCTTAGTACGGCAATAGAGGCAGGCTTATTTCATCCTAATTGCCGGCATACAATGAGTACATTTTTTGAAGGTATCAACAAAGAACCGGAACCGATGAGACCAAGTGAACTTGGCGACGCTTACGAAAGAGCAAAAAGAGAAGCTGAGATAAAACGCAATATTCAGAAGTATACCAGACTGAAAGTCGGGAGCCTAGATCCTGCGAATATAAAAAAATATGACTTGAAGCTTAAAGAGTGGCAAAGCAAACTTAAAGAGCTTCAGAAAGAATCAGAAATATATTTAGAAGATAGAAAGGGGTGATGTATATGGTTGAAATAGTTGAAAAGCAAAATTATTGTTGGCGATGGAAAAGTATTGTCGGGAAAGCAAATTGGACCGCAGGAACCGCGGTAAATACAACTGAAATTATCACGGCAGACCCGGCGCTAAATGGAAAACTTTCAATGAGCGTCATAAATCCATCCGAAGAAACGGATTTGACAGTGAAAATCTTCGAAACATTAGATGATGTTGACCACTTCATTACTTGGTATACGATACCAAGAAAACAAACGCAACAGGGTTTTGTGATGCAATCTCATGTGAGATATTTGCCGCCGCTTGGCTATGGCAATATAAAGATTGTATTGTCAAATGATCAAGCTGTTACAACAGCATTTGAGGCAACCGTAATACTTCAAAAAGTAGATTAAATCCGAGTTTTACTCTGGCTTGGTATTCACGGAGTATAAATGTGAAGAACTCAAACTGGAACTAACCAGTATAAAAAAGTATAGAGGTGAGGAGGAATAATCATGAATTGGATTCTTGAAACTGTGAAAAGGCACATTAAAGACGGTGTTTTGAACGAAGAGGAACTCGTCAAAGAAATCAACAAAGAGTTTCCCAAGTATGCAGTCCCTAAAGACCAATATAATGCAGTTGCCGAGGCAAAGAAGAACCTTGAAAAAGAAATTGCAGATAGGGATGCACAGCTTGAAGAACTAAAGAAGGTTGATGCAGAAAGTTTGAAAGCTGAAATTGAAAGACTTCAGGGAGAAAACAAGGCAGCTAAAGAAAAATATGAGGCTCAATTAAAAGAGCTGCAATTGAACAGTGCAATTAAATTGGCACTTGCCGGCAAAGTGCATGATGAGGATATTGTTGCAAGCCTCATCAAAAAAGACAAGTTGGTGCTAAACGAAGACGGCAAAGCGATAGGGCTGGATGAACAAATTGAATCTCTGAAAGAAAGCAAAGCTTTTCTTTTCAAGCCGGAAGGCGGAGACCAACAACAGCAACAGCAACCTGGATTCAAGGTTGGCAACTCACCGCCGGATAATCAACAAGCTCTGGATGCTGCAATTTCCGCAGCGTTCGGTAATATATCAAAATAAATAAAAGAAAGGATGATGATATATGGCTATAAACTACGCTGAGAGGTTTGAAAGACAAATTCAACAGCAGTTTGCAAGAGAATTAACTTCGTCTGCATTAGACACTAACAAGCAGTATTCTTTCATAGATGCTAAAACAATAAAAGTTCCAACTATAACTTTGACTGGTTATAAAGACCATGCAAGAGATGGTTCCAAAAATAGAGGGACTGTCAGCAACACTTATCAGCCTATGACTCTTAGCCATGATAGGGATATTGAATTCTTTGTAGATGAAATGGATGTTGATGAAACAAATCAGGTTTTGAGTGCTGCAAACATCACAGCAGTATTCAATCAGGAACATGCTATACCTGAATTAGACGCATACAGATACAGCAAGTTATATTCTGAATACGAAAAATTAGGAGGAACACCAGACACTACTGTATTAACTGAACAGAATATCTTATCCGTATTTGATAAGATGATGGAAGAAATGGATGAAGCATCTGTTCCTCAGAGTGGTAGAGTATTATACGTTACTCCAAAGATATATACAATGATTAAAAATGCAGAAAAGATTCAGAGAATATTAGATGTAACAGGTGGAGCTGCTAACGTAAACAGAAACGTAAGAAGTTTAGATGAAGTATCTATAGTTACTGTGCCATCGGATAGAATGAAAACTATATATAACTTTTCAAATGGATTTGTACCTGGAGAGGGAGCAAAACAAATTAGAATGATATTAGTTCATCCATCAGCTGTACTTGCACCTGTGAAAGTCGCTGATGTATACCTATGGAATAAAGGACAAACCCCGGAT